CAACCCGGCACGCTACCAAGGTTATGAGCGACCGTGCGACCGTCCGTGTCGTTGCCAGTGTAGGTTACAACGTCAAAAAACTTCGCCTGCTTGCGGAAGGTCCACGAGGCGTAGGTTTCCGCGTTTACGTTAATCCCTGCGGCAGCCCCAAGGGCGAAACCGCCCGTGTTAAATGCAGTCAAGCTCGCAGCCAACGAGGCTTGAGCATCCGTCGTGTTGCTGTTGATCTCGTTTAACGCGCTACGGGTCGTGTCGAAAAGAAAATGATTTGTTGCCGCAGAACGACTCTTGATCCAAGTCATCCCACCCTTCGTGGACAGATCAATTCCGTTCGTAATCGTCTGCGTAGAGCCGTTGCCCGTATACAGATACGTCGAGAAAACATCTTCAATGTAGTTGGCGGCGGAAGCACGCGCGGCATAGCCAAGAGCCTGTGCGGAAGCAGCGCCTCGCGTAACAACAGTCGTCATACTTCTATCCCCTATCAGGCAAACTTGGTCTGGGAAGCAAACACGGTAAACGCAGCCGAACCCGTCTTCACAATGGTGTAAGTATACACGTCAATGGAAGATGCGTTACCTTGCGTCGGAGCCGTTCCGCCCTGCCATTTTGGCGTGACGGAAGACCCATCGACTTGAACCGCATTATTGTAGTAAGCAGTCGCGCCCTGCGTCGTCACGAGGAAGGCGACCGTAATCATCTGCCCCGTGGTCATCAGCGTGTTCAGCGACGTGCCAGACGAGCCCCGGAAGTTGACCGTCCAGTTAGCCGAGGCGTTCGACGTGTAATACAGGACACTCTGCGTCGTGACATCGTAAGCGATAGTGCCGGTCGCAGCCGTTGCAGAAACGGTGGCAGGCTCCGCAATGTTGGTCGGGACCACCGCGATCTTCGAAGTGCTGCCCGTGAACGTCTGGATGCCCGTCCAAGTATTATCGGCGGAAAGGCTTACGCCCGCAGCGGGCGTCGTGGATTGCCACGTCGTGCCGTTGCTGGTCAGGATGTTGCCAGACGATCCGGGCGCGACGAACTGGACGGCTGACGTGCCGTTGCCGAGGAGGACGTTATTAGCGGTGAGCGTGGAAGCACCCGTCCCGCCGTTTGCGACACCGACAGCCGAAGAGCCGTTGATCGTGCCATTCAAGGTCAGCGTGCCGCCCACCTTGAGCGTCTTGCCAGAGCCAACCTGAAGGCCAACGGACGTTCCGGTCCCATCGGCGTTAAAAAGCCCGTCAACCGTATCGAGGTCGGTATTGAGCTTGCCGCCCCATGTGTCACGGGATGCGCCGACTTCCGGCTTCGTCAGGTTCAGGTTGGTGGTAAAGCTGTCGGCCAATTAAGCCTCCTACTGGATTGTCCACGTTTCAGGGGAAACGGTCTGGGGTGTCCACGTCGCGGAGGCGGAAGGCTGGGAGGTCCATGCCTGAGCATCCACAGATTCTTTTTCCCACAAATAGCGGCCATTGGCCGTCATATTCGAAGTGATCGTCGCGGTCGCAGAAGGGAAAATATTACGGCCCGCGACAGCCGACATATCGCTCTGAACCTCTATAAGTTCTACAGCAGAATAGGTCGCGCTTCCAGCGGCGGTTGCGTCAGAGGAGAGTGCGACAGCAAGGGATGCGGCGGCGACTCGTGAAGCCACAAATGTGGTATCCGACTCGCACACAATCGAGAGATTGCCGAGAATGACGACATACGCCGTAGCGCTCATATCGGCGGAGACGGATATGTCTACGGACGCCCCACGGAACACCGACACGCCAAATGAAGCGCCAGACTGGCACGGGATAACGATAGAGGCTGATCTCAGCTTGTGGGCTGCGGCAGACGCGCTGGAGGAGCATACGGACGTGGCGGAGGCTGAAAAAACCTCTTGCGCCGCAGCCAACATATCAGACGCGCAAGCCGAGGCGGCAGAAGCGTTTCTCGTCCGTGAGGCGGCGAAAGTTGCGCCCGAAGAAACGTCAACCTGACATGCGGCATCTATGGTGACGGACGTGCCATAGGCCCCGTCACCATAGTCATACTCACCATATGGACGCCCTAGCGCCATCAGTCGAGCGTAATGTCGATCTCGCCAGTGTTGAACCGGAGAACGTCGCCCGTATCAATGGACTTCGAAGTCGTCAGGTTCGCAAAGGCGATCAGGTTGCCGGAGGTGGAGGCGTCAAAGATCCCCGCCGCGACAATGGTGCCCCAAGACGCAGACGCCTCCGCAAACTCCACAGCCGCCGAGTTGGACGCCGTGGTGGGAGCCGTGCCGGAGACCGTGAATGACGCGGAGACACGGGCGTAGGAGCCGCCGGAAACTTCCGTGCCGCCGCCGGATTCGCCCGGAGCAACGGTGTAGAGGGCGACATACCAGTCCGTTGGGCGGGTGGCTGAACCAGTCGTAAAAAGCCAGTCGAGGACAAGATCCTCTGCGTAGTTAGTCAGGCCAGCCATTAGTAAGACCTCCGAGTTCTAGCGATCAGGGGAGAGCCGCTGTGCAGCGATTTTTGAGACTCCTCCATGAGGGCCTCAATACGGGACATATAGATCTGGCCGAAAACGGGGATGCGCTGGTCGTCCAGAAGGAAGGGGGCGGCGTGCGTCAGGGCTCCGTAGAGATAAACGTCGGGAGCCTTAGTCAGCAGCCAATTCGTCGTGTTCTGGTCAGAGAGCGCCGGGATTTTCCCGTAATAGATCATTTCTATGTCGATGTTGTCAGCCGGCTCAGGAACGATCTCTATCGCCCCGTTCATCAGAGAGTAGAAATGAGGAGCAGTATAGACGCGCTCCTTATTGATGATATCAGCCTCGTCCAGCGTGATGTAGCGCAAGGGCTGCTGACCGTCGATGATGTGCAGATTGATGGCCTCAAGCCAGTCTGCCGGGAGCTGGATATATTCGGCGGAGGAGGTCGCTTCGGCCCGGACGATCATCTCCCGGCAGCGCAGGCGCGTGTTCAAATCTGCTTCCGCAAACTGGATGAAGGTCTCGATCTGCGACGTAAGGTCTGAGCGGTTGAGATAATCCGCAATGGTGGACCTGAGCGTCGAATAATTGGTGATGGTCGCCATCAGCTCTTCATCCAGTGAGTGCGGAAGGGCAGGGCCTCATCGGAAGCCAGCCATTTCTTCATCGCGCCGCGTTCGCGAAGGATACCACGCTGCATCAAATCTAGGTACGTCTGCATGTCGAGCGACGCCACCTTGACCATGTCTCCCGTCTTGGACGTGCGGGACACGGAGTCGCGGATTTCGCGGTTTTGCTCCGCCACCGCGTCGATGTTGGTGACGTTCTCAAAGATCAGCCTTTGGTCGGGCGTGATGTGCATCTTGGTGAGAGTTCCAGAGAACTCGTCGTAACCAAGATTGAACGAGCCCGGTGCGTATTCTTCAGCCATGTGCCCCCACATAGGAAAAGTAGGGGAGCCGGCTGGCTCCCCTACGATGTCTCATCACGAGGTGATGAGGTTGGCGATGGCCGCGTGGGCCTTTTCGGTCTTGATACGCAGGCCGTACTCGACCACCATTTCCTTCTTTTCCGAGTCGCCGGACTTGGCGAGGTCGAACGTGCGGAAGGGACGGAGGTAGGACACGGAGGCGTATTCCGGGTCCAGCACGAACGCGAAGTTCTCGGGCTGGAAGCGGTTGGGGACGATGGCGACCTCGCCGAAGTCGGAGAGGTACACGTCCGCCGTGGCGATGATCTTCAGCGGCTTCACCTGATTGTAGGTGATGCGCTGCTCGGCGAGACCCGCGAAGCCCGAGGCGACCGTCTTGTTGTAGGGGCCGACCATGAGGATCTTGGGGTCGCCGCCCTCAGACCACACAGCCTGAATGGCGGTCTTGAGCATCGTCTCGGTGAACGCCACGTCGGTCGAGGTCGAAAGACCCGTCCACGCCGTGTCGGGGTAGCCGTTGCCGGAAGCGCCAGACATCGCAGGCTTCGTCGCGCCATTCGCCACCGAGTTGGTGATGAGCCACGTCGGGAGGCCAGCGGTGTTGCGCGCCACAGAGTTGCTGCCCGCGTTGCCCGCCTGATTGCTCAGGAGGATGGCTTCCATGTCGCGCTTCAGCTCTTTGGCCTTCTTCGCGGTTTCGTAAGCCATCACCGTCTTCATGCCGGCGTTGTTGGTCGCGTCGGCGGTGCCAGAGACCGAGATCACCTTGCGGGAGATCTGGGCGTAGTTGGCGACACGGACGGTGGGCGTGAAGTCGGCATTGCCGGCGTCCGCGCCTTCGATCACGGCGTTCGTGGTGTCAGCAGCCGCGAGAGCGTCCGTCTGCCACTCGAAATAGGTGTTGTCCGCCGTATCGCGACCGACGTTCGACATGAACGGGGTGTCAACGGGGGAGATGTCGTAGATGATGTTGGACAGGTCTTCGCGGATCGCGTTGACGTTGTCGTAGGTCGTAACCTTGGAAACCGAAGCCATTGTTTACCTCTTGGAGTCGAGAAGACCGAAAAGCGCAGCCGCGTCATTGACGTGGCCAGACGATTTGAGACGCTGTTTCATTCGCATCACGTCGTTGGAGCGCTTGGGCGAAGAAGAGACACCGCCGGACTTCATGGGCTTGGGAGCGTTAGGCTTGTTCGCCATAGGCTTGGGTTTGTTAGCCATGAGTTCGTCGTACCTTCTTGCTTTATCCAAAACTACAAGGGCGCGGGGATCATACGCCTGCGACAGCTCGTCTTCCGTGTAGCCAACCTTCTGGCCGTATTCACGGAGCTTGACTTTCGCCGACTCCCACTTGTTTTGGTCGGCCCATTCAGGATTGACGGTCTCAAGGTACTTTTTGCCCTCTTGAACGACTTTCTTGAGTTGAGCCTGATTCTCATAAGCGCTCAGTTGTTGCAGACGTGCCTGCTCGGCTTGCGTCGCATTGAGGCGTTCCTTGTAGTCCCGCCACTGGTCGCGAATGATTGGGTAGTTGATCGGGTCTTCGCGGTGCAGCTCTTCCCAGTTAGGCTCCTGCGCGACGAACTGTTGAAGCTGCGCGCCCAAAGCTCCGAGAAGTTGGCTGTACTGCGTCCGTTCAGCCACCACATTATAGCGCTCCGCCTCCAACGCCTTCCGCTCTTCTGCGAGGGCTTGCGTCTTCCGCGAATAATCGGCAGTGCGTTGGTAGCCCTCAAGAGCCTCTTTCAGAGTGACTTGCTGCGTCTTGCCGTCGATTTTGACGGTGACGAGCGTGTCGTCGTCCAGATCCTCTGGTTCACCATCTTCTGCCGCGACTTCTGAGTCTTCTTCCTCGTCCGACGAACCCTGATCGGGTGCCTGATCGTCCTCTGAGTAAGTCTCGTTAGACTCTTCAGCCGCCGCCTCTGTCTCTTCGACTTCGGCATTGTCCGTCTCTGCTTCTTTCGATTCTGGTTGCGCCGGAGCGTCCGAGAGGTTCGAAATCAGTTGAGCGGCTTCTGCAAGACCGAGTTCGCTAGGCTGCGATTGCTCGTTCGACATAAAAATACCTCATAGTTAAGCCCGCCTCAAGCGGTGGTTGAACTGCGTTACTGACGGCTCCGCCGCAAGGGCGGTTAGCTCATCTCTGAACGCAGCTATGGCGCGCACCATGTGATACGCGTCATCCCTCTTGGTGTGAGCCTCCGGTAATGACCCCTTCCAATCCTCGGTAAAGCGGTTCTCTAAACGACTTAGCACCTCAAGAGTCGCGCGGTCCTTGGCGAGGGCCTGCGCGGCTCTCCAGAGGTCTTCCTTTTCAAACGTCGCCACCCATCACCCCCGGTTGCTGCTGGACTTGGGCGCTTTTGAACATCTCTTGGATTTCGGTGCGCTGGCGGTCCACTTCGCCCTTGATGACGGCCATATCGACCTGAGCGCCGTATTTGGCTTGGATTTCGGCGGCGCGGATCATCAAATCGCCGATCAGTTTGTCGCGCTGGAGATCGGCGTCGGCCACAGCCTTCTGGCGGTCCAATTCCTGTTTGGCGGCGCTAATCAGGATATCGGCCTTGATCTTCTCAGCCTCGACGTCTGCGATGATCTGCGCGGGATCTGGCTTGTTCTGACCCTGCGCCATCTGCTGCATGAAGGCTTGGACTTCCTGCGGGTTGATCTCTTTCCAGAACTGGCTTGCGTCCTGATAGCCGGCTAACGTCGTCATCTGGGCCAGCGTGTTTCTAAACTGCGACAGGTCCACCAGCGGGTTGCTGGGGCCATAGGTCTGGATCGCCTGAGCCTGCATCTGCATAATCTGGCTCAGAGACGCCATTTTCTGCGCATCGGAGCCACGGCCCAGCGCGATGTTCACCACCATGTCCATCGAAGCCGCCCAGTTGCGCGGATCGATGGGGACAAACTGGTTGCGCAGGCGGATGATCTTCGGGCGGTCCTGATGCTGTACAACGAGCTTCAGGAGTCCTTGGAAACACCGCTTCAAGCCGTCTGCGAACAGGCGGGCGATCATTTCGATGCGTTCCTGCGACGACGACAACTGGGCCTGAACGGCTGCGCTGGTGGTGGACTGGAGGGCGTCGGCGTCGAGGCCCTGCGAGGCCCGCGAGATGCCGGTGCGCTGCGTCTTGATCTCGTCAAGATACGCCATCACGCCCAGAGCCGCCTGACCGACGAACGGGGTCGAGAAAGGAACGACAGCGCCGGGGGTTCTCGCCCGGATGATCGCGCCCGTCTCGTTATTCATCACGTCGTCCATATTGACCTGACCCTCGACCACGACGGTGCGGGGGTGGATCGACTGCGCAAGGCTGTCCAGCGTATTGCGCATGATGGAGGACTTGATGAGCTGAATATCCATCGTCTGATCGGCGATAGACTGCCCAAAGATCGTGTGCGGCGTCGGATCAGGCGAAAGCAGGGCGAACGGAGCCTCTTGCACCACTTCGTCGTGCAGAATGTAGGAGCCGTTGCCGACTGTGCAGACCTTGTGCAGCTCCGCGATGCCGTCGCCGTCTTTATCGACTCGAATGTAGCTTTCGACGTAGAAAACTTTGTCTGTCGTCTCGTCTGTCGTGTTTGTGATGCCAAAAAACGACTGGTCAGCCGGATTTCTGACGATCACCTCGTTGTTCATCTCAAATCCGCCGGTTCCGGCGTTCATTTCGATGATGTCGCGGTCGTAGCCCATCGAGACAAGTTCGGAGATCGTCGTGAGCTTGCGGCGACCGATATAAATCGCGTCCCCAAGGCCCGTGGCCTCGTTGTCGATGAGAAACTGCTCGGGAGGGACGCACTCGACCACATAAACAGGCGTCTTGGTGACGCGGCGGACCTCCATAGAGATCAAAACCTGACCCGTCATCCCGTCGAACTCCTCCATATAGGATTCGACGGTGACTTCCGGGTCGTTGTACAG